TTGTATCGGAGGCTGGAGAGGTCGCTGGTAAGGTCAAAAAGGTACTCCGTGATGATCAGAGCATCATTTCGCCAGACCGTCATGAGCAGCTCGTAGATGAGCTTGGCGATGTGTTGTGGTATTGTGCAATGGTTGCTGATGAACTGGGAATTACTCTTGGCTATGTTGCTATGAGAAATATAGATAAGTTAGAGGATCGGATGAATCGTGGTAAGATTCAGGGTTCAGGAGACAAGCGATAGTTTTTGCACGATTATGGTAGTTATGAGATCCTATAGCTACCTATGTTTAGATCAAGAAGAAAACTAATCAAAGATATTAATGAATTAGAAAAAAAGCTTAGCGAAACTGAAAGCAAAATGCTTGCTATTCGTGTACAATACATCTTGATAAGAGCAGATCGTAATCGCCTGAAAGAAGAACTGAGTGAAGAGAACAGAAAAAGAAGAGATCAAGCGTGACAACGCCAAGGCTGTCAAGAATTCGGGTCGTGGGCTTAGGAAAGGGGATGCTTCTCTTCATAAGTTTTTGGTTGATTATAAGCATAATGAAAAAACTTTTACGCTAACACTCAAAGCTTGGACTAAGATGAGAAAAGACGCATGGAATGCGAACTATAAATATCCATGCGTTTCTGTTGTTTACGGAGAGAACTCCGAGACAAAGGTCGCTATAATTGATTGGGAAGTATTCCAGGATCTAATTAAAGGAAGCGAATATGAAGATTAAATTTTGTTGCGATAAACTGTCTGGTCACAAAATGCTTGGTATAGCACTTGATCACGATGAATTTGCTATTGGTGTTAATCTTGTGTTTTGGTTTATTGGAATTGCAAAAGTTTATCCACCGTATCAAGCTTTGGTTAAAACAGAAGATCTAAGAAAGGATATCTAATGCCAGATATTATTGTTGACCCCGATGTTCTTGCAGCGCAGATGGGTGATAAGTCAGAAGAGTTTATTAAATGCTTAGGTATTGTCCAAGACATTATTGAGAATCCGCAAGATTACATTGGTATGCAGGCTATTAAGTATGCAAACATCTTGGCTGGATATAGAACACTTATGATTGTAAAATCACAAGCATTTAAGAGAAGATCTACTATTATGAGCGAACAAGATAAGTTTGTTAATGATATTTGGAAAACAATGTACGAAGCACTAACTGAAAACATCAATGCCTTAAAACTGGCAGCAAAAGGAGTAAATTAAATGAAAGCACTAAAGCAATTAAGAACGCCTAAGGCGGTAGCACCTGTTGGTGAGGATGTTGTGATGAAAGATTTGGTTGAGGCTATTAATGATCATCTTGCTCTCAGAAATACACCGAACTTTAAAAAAGTAAATGGTTTCCATCCTAGCTACACTAATCAGTGCGCTAGGTATTGGTATTATATGTTTGAAGGAATAAGCGTAACACCTTCATTTAGCTCACAAACTTATCGTATTTTTGATAATGGACATGCTGTTCATGAAAGACTTTATAGTTATTTTAGGGATATGGGTATTCTAACAGCCGAAGAAATTAGAGTAACTCATACAGATCCACCAATTGAAGGCACTGCGGATGGTATAATTAATTGGTATGGTGAAAAACTAATTGAGCTGAAATCAATCAGTCAAGAAGGTTTTCACTATAGACAATTACATAATAAACCAAAAGACGAACATTACCGACAAGCCCAAATTTACATGGAGTGTCTGAACCTAGATTCAGGCTTCGTGATTTATGAAAACAAAAACAATCAAGAGATTCTCCCAATCTTCATTGAACGGGATCAGCCCTTTATTGACAAACTATTTAAAAAGTACAGGAAGTTTCATGGCGCTTATTTGAGCCAGGAAATTCCTGTCCAGCCTTACAAGAGAACATCGGCTAACTGTAACTCTTGTGATTTGGCTGCTCACTGCTGGGCAGAAGGAGTGCGTGATTATGACGAAAAAGGGGAAGAGCCCTTCTAGATTTAATTTATGCGAAAGAGTAAATGGGTAATGAAGATTTTAAAATATGTGCGTATGAAGAATGCAATAAAGAATTTCATGCAAAGGTTTATAATGCCATTTACTGTTCCGCAGAATGTAGAAAGATTGTAACAAATAGAAATCTATTAGCAAGTTACTATGAAAAGAAAGCTAATAAAAATAAAAAAAGAACATGTAAAACAAAAAATTGTGGAACTGTTTTATCAAGATATAACAAAGAAACCATTTGTGAATCTTGCAAAAGAGAGCGTTATGTAAAAAGGCTTGTCTCATGGGGTTGGTCAGAAGATAGCGTTAGAAGAGGAATGGAGTGACCATTAGATCACTCGTATCCTCTGTTAAGTCAGACAGGATTCTGGCGATTGACCCATCATCTCACTCTCTAGCATGGGTTATTTATGATGTAACTCTTGATAGCATCGTTCTTGTTGCTAATGGTAAGATTGATTACAGGAAAGATAAAGATGTTTCTCTTAAGTTTAAAGCTATAGATAGCGGCTTAAGGCAAGTTGTTGAGGAGTATAAACCAAAAAATGCGATTATTGAACAGTCTATTTATGTACAAAATTTTGAAACGAGCAGGATTATCTCGTATGTTATTGGCTACAGTTGGGGAGTACTCAGCTCTGGAGGCTGCCTGGTTACAGATGTCAACCCGCTGATGTGGAAGTCTGGAATTGGATACAAGAATTTAGGAAAGAAAGATGCTGAGTTTCTAAAGAACAATGGAGAGAAGGGCTCGCTTCAGGTCAAGCAAAAGAACGAAAGAAAGAAGCGTGTAAGAGAAATTGTCAGTAAATATTTTAGTTCTGGCGATATTGGGATTGACGATGATGATATTATAGATGCTGCAGGAATTGGTCTATGGTACGCATTGAAAAGGATACAAGGAGTCACTAATGGCAAATGAGCCATATAAGGACAAATCTTTTCTTTATGAAATGTATGTCCAGAGAAGAATGAACCTTACAGATATTTGTAAGCATTTAAAAGAAAGTTACAATATTGAGGTTACTCCGCAGGCTATTTATAACTGGGTAAAGAAATACGATTTGCTTAAATTTAGAGGAAAGGGAAGAAGTCTTACAACTGCTGGTCCTAAGCGAGAGAAGTCACAAGCTCAAATTGATGCTGAGAAGCGTAAAAGAGAATTGCGTAAAAGAAGTGAACTACAAAGAAAGAGGATGGGAAGATGAGAAGAAGCGTAACGGCAAAAGATATTTATACATTTGCAAAGCTTGACATGGTATATAACCAAGTCAGGGTTATTGAAGCTAAGCAAAATGAAACAAAGTATAAGTGTCTTGGCTCTGGTGAGTGCTGTCATATTGGACTTGTTATTCACATGACTGAATGTGCAAACATCGCATTCAAACTTAGACAGCAATATTATCTCTACTGGGAAGATAAAGGTAAAGTGTACGCTGATGAATGGATTGATGGCGTTGTTAATGATTTAAAGAGTGCTCTATTTGATGAAAGCTGGCAGCCTGGCGGTGAATCAAAGAGGTTCTGCGCCTTCTATAAGGGTGGTTGCACTATTTATGGTTACAGACCAATGGTATGCAGAACATTCGGAACCATCTCAACTGTAGATAACTACTGTCCTAGAATTAGAAATGCAAATGGCTCAATTGATTACTTTACTGGTGATACCGTCAGAAAGGTTATCATGCAGTTCCAGGATCTGTTGAAAGAATACACTAATGGAAAAGATATGGGCTACAACATGACAGTTTATATGCCATTAGGTGTACTAAGTTTTATGCTTGAACCAGATGAATTGATTGAGCTTGAACAAACCACTGACCCTAAATTTTGGAAGGGTGTTGAGGGTTGGTTTAACTATAGAGTACAGTTCACAAAAGAACATGGTTATGACTATGACACTCTTAAAAAAGAAGCTGACGCTGTTAAGGTAGAACTTAGGTTTCCTCAACACGACCCTGTTGAATAATGATTGTATGGTCAGATAATCAAGCTGCATCGGTAAGTGTTGGTTACGGTTATGTCCCAGATAATCTGTACAGTCAAATCTCAAAAAGTGATTTACCAATAAGAAAGAATAACTCTACTGCTCCGTCAGAGATTCAGACCTTACTTGACGGTTTCTCGTTTGGTTATATGACAACTAGGAAATCATATGATGAAATTGTTATTAATCATTCAATGCCTGAATTCTTTATAGAATCAAGCATATATTCAATTGGACTCACATATTGGGAAACTAATAAGTTACCAGAATCATGGGTTCATGATTGTAATAGAATGGATGAGATTTGGACTACATCTCGTTTTATGCGTGATGTATTTGTAAATTCTGGAGTTACTGTTCCTGTTTATGCTTTTAATTTAGGTGTGGATCCAGACATATTCTTTCCAGTTAAAAGAGTTCGGCGTAACCCATTTACCTTCCTAAGCATCGGTTCTCCTTCAACAAGAAAGAACTCTCAGATGTCTGTTGATGCTTTTATAAAGCTATTCGGTGGTAAAGAGGGGTATCATCTAATATACAAATCAAATGGTCCTGCTGACGCTAGGAGTTTTAACGGGGGGATGAGGGGAAGACTGGATCATCCGCAAATAGAGGTGATTGACTGGGAAGTGTCTACCGAAGAGCTGGGTAAGATTTATGATCGTTCCGATTGCCTTCTGTATCCGACTAGTGGTGAAGGTTGGGGTCTCATTCCATTCCAGGGAATAGCAAAGGGTATTCCAACCATCTGCACTAACGCAACAGCATGTGAAGAGTATGCAGATTATTCTGTTCCTCTTGACTATGAGTGGAGTAATGAAAAGATGAGTGGAATATATGAAGGCGCTGGATTATGGGCAAAGCCAAATTTTGATGATTTATGTGATAAAATGTTATATGTAGTAAATAATTACGAAGAAGTGTCTAACAAGACATTTGCTTCTGCCCAGCATATTCATGAGAATATGACTTGGGAAAAAGTTTCAAAGGACTATACAAATAGGTTATGTCAGATATTGAAAGATACCAGGGTGAAACACTCTTAGACGAATTAAAGCATGTTGAAGAAGTTGGTCTGCTTTATGTAAAAGGGTACAGCTATGCAGAAATAGCTACTCTGCTATCTTTGCCGATTGATAAAACAAAGAACAGTGTAAAAGAATACAAGAAGATTCTTAACCGCCAGGCTGAGGATGACCCATACTTTCTTGAGAAGTTGCAATTCAATACAATTAAAGCATTGCAAGAATTTGATCAACTAAGCAAAGAAGCTTGGGAAACGGTTAACATCGCTACTGATCATGGAATGATCCCTGCAAGAATTCAAGCGATCAAACTTGCGGGTGAGTTAGCTACTAAAAAAGCACAGCTACACAAGTTGTTGACTGGAAACACTACTGATAACCAGTACATTGCAAGAATGCAAAAAGCTGAGAATGTTAACCAGATTCTATCAAAAGTGCTGCGTGATGTCATTGGTTTGCATCCAGAGATTGCTAATGAAGTTCGCAAAGAATTGGAAATCGCATTTGAAATTATGAATGCCGATGCATAATGAGACCCAAAACGGGCTCTCATAAAGGTTATAAAATGAGACCTAAAAGAAGCCCTCATAAAGGTTTAAAAAATGCAGATGAGGCAATTCCTCAGGGAGGTGGTAAAAGATGAGT